GTCTGACCGTAAGACAAGCGAGTTGAAACAGGGAGAAATAAAAAATATGGCTATGGAAAAATGCAGTGCACACAGTGGTTTTGAAGAGGCGATTGAGAATATAAAGAAAAGCGACTCCGACCAGTGGGAGCATATCACTGCGATCGAGAAGGCCCTGCCGAGGCTGATGCCATTATGGGTGACGGTGATATTGATGATTATGAGCGGCATAACAGGAAGCGCTCTTACTCTTGCCGGAATGATTATAAAATTCTACAGTAGGTCAGGGGGTGGATAATGGGCCAGAAAAACAGAAACAGAACAAGGGAGTCGCAATTACAAGTCGGCAGCAAGCTGTTGACTCAAAACATCAAGAAAGATCTTGAGACACAACTGGCCCAGAGGCAGGACGGCAAGTTGCTGGATTTGTTAAAAGAAGGCGTGATTGCCGAAGTTAGAAGCGAACGCGAAATGCAAAAAGTTTTGGTGTGAGAGAAATTATGGCTAAGACGAATGAGGCGAAGGCAAATACCCCGTGCAGTGCTTACAATGCGATGGCTTCGGAGTGGACTTTGATTGACGATCTGATTGCCGGCAGTGCTGCCATGCGGGCAGGGTCGGCTGAATACCTGCCGAAGTTCGACAAGGAAGAAGCGAAACACTACAGCGCACGGGTTTCCAACTCGATCCTGTTTAGCGCTTACGGCGATACGGTCAAGAGCATTTGCAGCAAGCCTTTCAGTAAGGCGTTGACGCTGCAGGGCGAGCTGCCGACTCCGCTGGATGGATTAGGGGACAACGTTGACGGCCAGGGCAAGTCGCTGTCGCAACTGGCTAAGGATATATTCTTTCAATTTGTCAATCGCGGGCTCGGTCATATTCTCGTGGATTATCCAAGTACGGTTGCCGAAGATGGGACTACGCCAAATCTCGCAGAGGAAAGGTCCGCAGGGATAATGCCCAGGTTTATAAACATTAAGCCCGAGCAGCTTATAGGGTGGCGAACAGAGAAAGATGCAACCGGCAAGGACGTATTGACACAAATCAGGATTGCGGAAACGCAGACCGAGCAAGTTGGCGATTGGGGTGAAAAGCAGGTCAACTATATCAGGGTTTACGAACGCGATAATTGGCGCCTCTATGTCGAAGGAGAAAAGGACGAATATTCAATCGACAATGAAGGGATTAACAGTCTCGGCAAGATTCCGCTTGTAACCGGGTACGCAAATCAGACGGGCTTTATGACTGCCGAACCGCCGCTGAGGGAGCTGGCAGAGACGAACCTGGCCCATTATCGCAGCGACAGCGACCAGAGAAACATTCTGCATTACGGAAGAGCAGCGACACTTGTAACTTTGGGATTCTCAGAAGAGGAAGCTGATAGAATTGCTTTGGGTCCAAATCAAAGAATATCATCAACAAGGTCGCAATCCGAAGCCAATGTTTTTTTTGCAGAAATTCAAGGTACGGCTATTGAAGCGGGCGCAAAGGACGTAGAGAAGCTTGAGGAACGAATGATGATGCTGGGCCTGCAACCGTTCCTTCGCAAGACCGGAAACCAGACAGCTACCGGCCAGTCGATAGACGAGTCCAGGGCCAACTGCGATATCCAGGCGTGGGTAATGTCTCTTGAGAGACTGCTAAGGCAGGCTTATGAGATGGCCGCCGAATGGATCGGTGCTGAGCTGCCGGAAGATTTCAAGGTCGATATTTTCAATGACTTTGCGATATGGGTCAGGGCGATGCAGGATGTTGCGGAGCTGATTAAGATTCGCCAGGCAGGAGAGCTTTCAAGGCAGACGTTCCTGAGAGAAGTCAAGAGACGTGCCCTGCTTTCCGAGACGCTGGATATAGACGAGGAAATTGCCGCTATCGAGGCCGAAGGACCGGCTTTGGGGATGATTGGTATGGGAGCAGAATAATGGAAGAAGATGAAGTTGTAGAAGGCGGTTCTGAATTTAATCAAATGTTGGAATGGGAATTTACTGAAATTCAAGGCTCAAGTGCTTTATCATTGAAACGGGATCGTCCTTATGACGGTCAGCCCCACACAGACCAAGGCGAACGTGGCAAGCAGGAAGTTAAGGGTCTTACGATGCGTGATATTGCCGATTGTATTGTTCTTGGTTTCCTTGATGCTGGGGGCATAGAGCGGGAATGTCCCATTCGTGATGATGTTTTCACCATAGAACGCGACTTGGACTATGTTGCGGTAATTCAAAATGCGATTTGTCATGTTGAAAAGATGATGGGTATATATCCAAACGTGCCAAAATTGAAAGAGCAGCAAGATGATTCTTTTCAAGGACAAGACTGAACTTATCGAAGCATACAAAGATGTTGACAGACCACTAAGCGATGTCATGGTTAACGACTTGAATGAGGTCACGCAAGAGTTGAGAGATTTGGGTCTCAGCGAGGAATGGGTTGTTGTTGTTTTACGGTGTCGTATTTGCAGTTTTGAGCAAACCGCTATTGCGCCGGCCATAGGCGACCTTGACAATCTTGAATGTGGCAATTGCGGCAATATGACTTCTCAGGAAGCCGACGAAAAGGAATGGTGGGAAGAATAATGAGTGACCGTCCAGGCAACGAAGATTTTTGCAAGAGGATTGAGGCCGCGATTGATTATTGCCGCAAGGAATGGGACATGACGTATTCAGAGGTAATAGGTTGTTTGGAATGTTGTAAGGCCGACGTTTTGGATGAGATGCGAGACGATGATAATTCTGAGGAAGATGAATAAATGGCTAAGAATCTCCCGAAACTTCCCGAGCTGCCAACATCCGTCAACGAGCTAATCGCTGACAGGGCCATACGTCACGCCCTGTATCTGGAGCGGTACAAGACGCAGGTGGTCAATGATATTTTGACGGAGTTTAACAACAGCCTTGAGCCCGCCCTGGTTGCGAAGATCGAAAAGAGTCTGCACAGAATGACAGGAACATCTAAGCATCTGCAAGCCCTGTTCAAGTACAACGGAGAATTGGTGCGGGAAGAATACATTGCGATGGAGGCCAAGTTGTACGGCCAACTCAGGGATTTTGCAAAGGTAGAATCGGCCTGGCTGATACAGACGATGCAGAATGTTATGCCGATTGCCTATGATTTTGTCGCTCCAAGCGCCGTCATGCTCAAGTCGCTTGTGACTACTCAGCCGATGGAGGGGGCGCTGGTCAAGGAATGGTTCGGCAAACTGTCGAGAGATACGGCGTTCAATGTCAACAAGGCAATCCAAATGGGCATGGTCGAAGGGGAAGGGATTGAAAAAATCGTCCGAAGGATTGCGGGGACGCGGGCGGAGAAATATGGCGATGCCTTGCTTGAGGCCAGCAGGCGAGAAATCCAGACCATTGTTAGGACGGCTACGGGTAATGTATCCAATGCGGCAAGAAACGAGACTTATGCCGCCAATTCTGATGTGGTTAAGGGAGTGGAGATAATAGCAACATTGGACTCAGGCACTTGCTTAAAATGTGGTAATCTCGACGGCAAACAGTTCCCTCTTGATAGTGGGCCGAGGCCAACGTTTCATTTCAAATGCAAATGTGGGACAGTTCCCGTGCTTAAATCATGGAAGGAGCTTGGGATACCCTTGAAGGAGCTGCCGCCGGGCACACGGGCATCGTCTGCCCTTACGAAAACCGAGAAGAAACGCATACGCAAGCTGCCAAAAGAAGAGCAGCAAAAAATAAAGAGTAAGCTTACCGGTCAAGTGCCGGCAACTCAGAAATATCCAGATTGGCTCTCTAAGCAAACAAAGGCTTTTCAGGCAGACGCTTTCGGTGGTGGTCCCGCCGGTATGCAGCGAGCCGAGTATTTCAGGTCCGGCAAGTTAAAATTAAACGAGTTTGTTGATAGGAGAGACAGGCCATTGACGCTTAAAAAATTAGAAGAGCTGGTCAAAAAGGGAAATTGACCGTTCCGGCCAATTAAAGCTAAATGAGTTCATCGACCGAAGGAATAAGCCGTTGACGTTAAAGGAACTTGAAAAGTTAGCAGGTTAAGGAAATGATAAATACGATATTGATATTTTGTCTCGGTTTTATTTTAGGTTTTCTCGTTAAAGCAATTCATCACCGTATTTGTAATTTACGGCTTATGTTGATGATTGACGAGATTATGGGCCCATGCAAAGGTCAAAAGCAAAAAGAAGTCGAGGTGGTCGTATAATGGCTCATCAATGGAATACAGCACAAAGTGGCAGGCTATGCTTTACTAAGTGTTCTAAGTGTGGTGCAAGATATGACGAGGAACACATGGGTCGTAGATGCCCTGCTGATGCCACTGAAACTGCTGACGTATCCACAACCGAGATTGAGGTAGGCGAGTAATAGCAGGTTAGACAATTGAATAAAATGTGCGGGTTTTCGCCGAGGCCGGCCAGCTTAGGTGAAACGCAAGAATGAAGATGACGGCTGTATAGGAGCCTATTACCTCCTGTGCAGCCGTCTTTTTTTGTTGCCCGCGTGAGATTAAGGCGGGCTCGTTGCCCGCTGCAAATATAAAAGTCAGGACGGAAAGTCCGGGGAAGGAATATCCCTAAAAGGCGGAACGCCGAAAAGGAGTCGAATTATGGCAATGGCACCAACATTAGATCAGGAGGCATTTGACGCTCTACCAGAAACTATCAGCCCCAAAGATGAGTACAAAAAACAGGAGGACGGAACGTTTATCCTGGATGTGCCGAAAGTGGGCGGATTTGCACTGGAGAACATCGACGGCCTAACATCGTCTTTGTCCAAAACGCTTACGGTCAAAAAAAGTCTGGAGAAGAAGCTCAAGGAATTTGAGGGACTTGACCCTGCAAAGGCTCGTGAGGCACTTGTGAAAATGGAGGAACTGGCAAGCGGAAAGCTTGACGACAAGAGTAAAGCTCAAATAGAGGCTGCGATAAACAGCTTCAAAGAAAAGGCAACAAAGGATATTGAAACCGCGCAAACAGAGGCCGCGAAATACAAAAAAGCCGCATTAGGGCTGGCCAAGACAAACGTTATCAAAGACGCATTACTCAAACACAAAGCAAACCAGAATCTCAAATATTACCTCGAAACATTTATCAAGGCAGAGCTATCAGAAAGCGGGGCAATAGACCTAACGCTGCAGGATGAAAATGGAAATGTTAGGTATTCGAGCAAAAGCGGCTCTACAGAGCCGATGACGGTGGACGAGCATGTAGCCGAGCTGAAAGGCATAGACTCCTTCGCAGCTTTCTTTGAGGGTACGGGCGCATCGGGAAGCGGAGCTACTCCAGCAAGCCCGGTCAAGATAGGTTCCGGGCAGCATATCATTGCCCGCGAGGATGCAAAAGACCCTCAAAAGTATCGTGTCGCCAAAGAAGCGGCAACAAAGGCAGGTACTACCCTGCAAATAGCAGAAAAATAATTATGTATTAAGGAACTGTAAAAATGGCAACAAATGTATTAGGTAAATATGACCCTATATTCTACGCTCAAGAGGGATTGATTGCTCTTGAGAAGGCGCTGGGTCTTGCCGGCAGAATTCATCGCGGATACGATGCCGAAAGAAGGACATTTGGCAAAGGCCAGACGGTAAGTATCCGCAGGCCTTCAGTATTCACGGCCGCAAGTGCTCCATCCGCCGCTCAGGCAGTTGCTACGGAATATGTCGATATCACACTCGATCAGTGGTATGAGGTCAAGTTCGGGCTTACCGACCAGGAGCTTGCTTATACCGGCGAAAAAATCATTGAAGATCACATCCAGCCGGCCGCTTATGCCTTAGCCGACAACATCGACCAGGCGCTGGCGAGTCTCTACAAATACGTCCCCTGGTATTACGACTTGTCGGGCACTCCAACCATTGCTGACGTAACAGGACCGCGCAAGGTTATGTTTGATAATAACGTGCCGGTCTTTGATGAAGCAAACATGCACTACATGATGGACGGAACTTTGTCTCATGCGCTAATGGGCCTTTCGGCATTTAGTGAATTTCAGGGAGCCGGTCCTGCGGGCGTTGAGACTCAGCAAAGAGGTACAATCGGCCGAAAATTCGGGATGGAGTGTTTCGCGAATCAGAACACGCCGAGCCATACGGCCGGGGCTTGTGCTGACGGTGCAGGGGCTGTTCTTGCAGGCGGCTGGCTTAAAGGGGCCACTACGGTCACTATTGACGACTTGACTGATACCCAGACGGTAAAAGCGGGTGACAGTTTTTCCATCGCCGGACATACTCAAAGATATGTGTTCACGGAAGATGGGACTGTTGCTACTAATGCTCTTACAGCTATCGGTATATATCCAGCCCTGAAAGTTGCTGCTGCCGCCGAGGCCGTCGTCACTATTCGAGTTGACACCCATACGTCCAATCTCGCTTTCCATCGCAACTTTGCGGCCCTTGCTATGGCCCCGTTGTCAGAAATGGGCAACGAGCTTGGCGCTAAGATTGCAACGATTACCGATCCTACGACCGGCCTGTCTTTGCGTTCGAGATTGTATTACATCGGCAATTCGTCCGAGGTGAATGTTGCCCTTGATGTTTTGTATGGCTACAAGATTCTCGAAGGAAATCTGGCGTGCAGAGCCTGCGGATAAAGGCAAGTAAATTAACAGACGAAATGCCCGTCTGTCATTATGATGGGCGGGCATTTTCTTAAATCTTTAATCAAGAGGATTTGCAAAATGGGCATTCTACCAACAATCAGAGTTATAGGCCCGAAAGGCTTAGCCATTATCAATGTTTCAGACCTTGAGGTGCACCGAACAAAAGGCTTCAAGACCGAAGCGGAAGTATTAGCTGCGGAAGCTAAGGCTAAAGCGGAGCCCGGAACCGGCAAACTTGAAGATGGGACAATCGAAGATTTGAGGAGGCTGGCGAAAGAAAGAAAAATCGACCTCGGCAAACTCACAAAAAAGCCGGATATCATCGCAAAAATCAGGGCGGAATCAAAACCTGCGAACTAAGATCAGGAGTAATCACCAATGGCTCTTGTGGTGGAAACAGGGACCGGCATAGCTAACGCTGACAGCTATCTGTCAGTAACGGATGCCGATACTTACAACACAAATCACAGCGCATCGGCGGCCTGGATATCGGCCGCGGAGGCCGTCAAGGAAAAGGCGTTGCGGCTGGCTACTCAATACCTCGATGTTCGTTATGGCGGGCGATGGAAATCGTTTCGCACAAATGAGACGCAGGCCCTCGCGTGGCCGCGTGCGGATGCGATTGATGCCGATGGCTATCAATGGAAATCGAACCAAATGCCTCAGCGTCTCAAGGATGCTGCTGCCGAGCTTGCATTGCGTGTCGTGGGCGGCGATACGCTGTTCGCGGACATAACCAAGCCCGGAACGATAAAGAGCCAGAGCGTCACCGTGGGGCCGATTCAAAAGAGCATTGAGTACATGGGCGGCTATACTCAGGTCAAGGGGTATCCGCTCATTGACGGGCTGGTTAAGTCATTGATTAACTCGGGAACTCTCGAAAGAGGCTAAGGCAAGCTGCGAAGTTTGCAAGTATTGGGATCTGGCATCCGGCAGAAGTTCAGCGGACGGCCAGATTTTCTTATAAACAAATATCTAAAATTCAAAGGTGAGTTATGGCAATTTCATGGGATACACAAATCACGAACGTAAACACACAAAACAAAAGGGCGGATGTATCTTTTACAAGGGAGGATTCTGAGAAGCCGAACGACACATTCTCACAGAGCTATCAGAACACACCCATCGCAGGGAACACGCCTGCCGAAACAACTGCCGCGAGGGTTCTATTGCTCAATACTATCTGGGATGCTTGGCAGCAAGAAGTGACAAAACGTGCGAACATAGCTGCCATGATTACCGACCTTGAGCAGGCGGCAAATACTAATTTAATGGCAAGGGAGACA